AAGCAAACCGTATATGGATGAGTCTAATATAAAGCCGTCAATAATCGGCTCTAAAGTGGTAAGTGTTGTTTTCCAGCTATTAGGCGTAATGCTTTGAGCAACGCCAAACACCTGCAAAGTTTTAGTTAGCGTTGATCCGCCAGGCTGGTTAGTTGTAATAGTTACAGGGTCAAAGTAATCCAGGTCTAGCGCTGCAATAATGCCTAAGTTGTAGTTATCGGTATAAAGGTCTAGCTGTATAGCATCGCAGCGGATGCTGGTCTCAGCCCTAGATGCAACGTATGCCTGTGCATAATCCAGGGCTACGGCATCGGTCTCCATTAGTAGGTTTTGCTGGTTGTAACTATGCACAAAGTACTTATCTATGCTGGGCTGATTTATGGCCGTTTGAGCTGTGCCGCCTGTACGGGTAACGCTGGCTGAGTTGTAAACAAGGGTATCGTCAAGGCGCCACACCGCATTAAAATAGCCAATATCTGTACCGTTATCGTTAAATACTGTAGGAGTAGCTCCTGTACTGCCAGCCGTTACGTTACGATCTTGAAAGACAAACGAGCCAGCGGCATCTACATACAAGGCCCCGTACTCGCTAGTCTCCACGGTTTGCATAGCTGCAAGGCTTGTGCGGGCTGTGCCTGGGTCTGCCTGCATTGTGGTTAAACCTGCATCTACGTCACGCATAGAGGCTGGCCAGTCAATAGCATCTAACAAGGCGTTAATTCTTGCACCGCTAAGCTGACCCGCTGGGGTGCCCGCTACTGTAGCTATCTGTGCATTTTGTGCCAGTCTAAAAGCATCTACAGCTTGGATAGTGGTATAAACTACGTCATTAGCGTTTTTAGGTGTAGTAGTTGTATAGCTAGTAATAAAGCCTGAAAAGATAGGGTAAGTAACCGCGCCGTAAGTAGCCGTAATCTGTACCTTACGCATAGGCGTCAATAAATTGTAATACGGGCTTGCTGGGTTTTGTGGGTTAAAATCTCCGTTTTGGTCAACGATACGCAGCGATAGGGTGCCCGTTTGGAATTGGTCAGCCTGTGCGTTACGGCCTCTAATAGTTTGGATGCTATCCACTACGTTAGATACGTCCACAATAACGGCGGCGCTGTCTGCTAATACGTTAGTGCCTAAAATGCCAGTATCTAAAATCATAGCCTGAGCAAAACTAGGGCCAGTACTAAAGTTAATAACGGCGTTTACTACTGGCACGGTCATACTGCTATGGCCCCTGCGTAGGTAGTTAGGTATCCACGGCGGGCTATTTCATTAAGGGCATTTTGCACGGCATCTACGATTATATTTTCATCGCCTATTACTCCAGCCGTTACGTTAATTACGTTATTAGTGTAGTTACGATCTTTTTGCTGGTTAGGGTTAAAGTCTGTTCCCGCTACTGGCATATTAAGGCTAAGGCCAGCAACGGCTGCAGCTGTAGTATTACCGCTTATGCCACCGCCTGCAGCTGATACAGCCTGTGGGCTAATTTTGACACCGCCCATAGCAGCTAATAAAACTGCCGCTTGGTTTAGGTTTTCTAAATTGATTAAATCTTTAGGCTTAAGACTATTGAGGATATTATTTATATCTAAGAGTTTTATTTCTTGTTTTTGTAGAGCGCCTAATATCTTTAAGTCCTCGTTTAGTTTAGCCGTAGCCTTTTGTATTGCTGCCGTATCCTTTGAGGCTATCGCATCTTCCAGGGCGTTTATATCTTGCTTAACCTTAAGGCGCTGTACATCGTTAGCTATAGCTAATAATTGTGAGCCTGTAGTGGCTTTGCCTAGCGCCTCAGCCTGACCAATTAGAGCAGCGTTAAGTTGGATTTTATCTAAATCAAAGACATCTGCGCCCTTAGCCAGGGCTAAATTAGCCTTGTCTATAGCTAAAGCTAGTTTTTTAGCATTAGCCGTAGCTAGTGCAGCCGCAGCTGTTTTCTTAGTCTCTGTAGTAATCTTTTTAGCTGCAGCAAGGGCTTGCGCATCTTGTGCTTTTTTACCTTGGTATGAGGTAGCCATACCTGTGCCTGCAAACTTACTAGCGGCTCTAGCTCTATCCTGGGCTAAAAACTCTGCGTTAGCTTTATTAAGATCGCCGACCATATTAAAAGCACCGCTACCAGTTACAATATCTAATACTCGTATAAAGCGACTAAAGCCAATAATGGCAGTACCTATGGCACTTGCAATAGACTCTATAAGGCTAAGGGTTTTAGGCAGGCCACCTTCACCGCCTAGAATTGCAAGGGCATCTACTAAGTCTTTGCCTAGTGTCTCAGCTACGTTTGCACTCGCTACGGATAACTTGTCTAACGATCCTGCGTAAGAGTCTGCCGCCAGTTGCGCTTGTCCACTACTGACCTTAGCCACCTGGGCTAAAATCTCCTCAAAGCTCATAGCTGCTAGCTCGGCTTTAGTTAGGCCTAGTTGGTACTTTAATAAACCGCGAGTATTACCCGCATAGGCCTTTGATAAATCGGCAGAGACGCTAACTACGTCAACCCCACTCATAGCGCTAAGGTCTAGGGCTGTGCGTAGTAAATCTTGTGATTTAAGATAATTGCCCGTACTGGTCAGTAACATTTGATAGGCAGGGCGTAGCTTGTCATCGAGTACGCCGTACTGGCGCTCTAACTCAGATATAAACTTTTTAACGGCTGGGTCAGCAAAGGCTAAACCTAAGTTATTAAGAGTTTTGCTTAGTACCTTAGCGGCTTTGTCATCGGCTGCAAAAGCCTTAACGGCCTGCATCGCGCCTCTAGCGCCAAAAGCAAGACCAAAAGCCCCAGCTAAACTTTTAACACTTTTAGTAAGTTGTTTTGTAGCTGTCTCGGCTTTACTAAAGGCTTTTTTGCCTGTGTATTCGGCGGCTATATTTATTACTACTGAGGGATCTATAGCCATTATTTAACCCCCATAGCGTTATAAAACTTAATCTTTGAGTTTTCTATAGCCTTTAATACAGCTGCATTAGTCTTGCCGCCGTCCTCTTTCCAGGCTCTAAATATGGCACGGCCTTTCATTTTACGGCTTCTACGTCCTGCGCCAGTTTGGTTATTCGCATCTACTATTGGGCCGTATTCGTTTATAGCTTCAATAAACATATTGCCTGCGCCTGGGTTATTACTTTTAGATTGTAGCTTTGTACCTGAGCGTATCATTTTGCCATAGTTAGATTGACCTGGGCGCACAACCTTAGCCATAGGCGCTTGCTCTCGGCCATTAGGATATAAGCGGCCTGCGGTTTCATAAATTGATCCTGCAGCGCTTGTATTGGCAATACGAGCTATAGCTCTAAAGCCTCTATCATTAGGTTTTGAGGGTGAGGTTTTATAGCCTATCCCGCCCTTAGCTGCAGTAGTACTCCATAGGCGCCCCTTTTCTGACCATAAAGCCGTATCACTACTTTTAGCCCAGCCTGATAGGGGCGAAGTATTAGGCACAAAGCCACGAGCAGTTTTAGTTATAGGGGCTAAGAGGTTTGCTAACTCTTTACGAGTCTCTTTCGCTAAGTCAGGGCTAAACTTTTTAATAGCCTTGCGTAGCTCAAGGGCGCCTTTTACCTCTACTGGCATTTTGTTGCTCCTTAGCTTTATCGGTTAAAACCTTTAGCATATTTTTAAACATATCTGCATCCAGGTCTAGTAAATACTGGGGCGCGATACCCGTTTCTACGGCTAGCTGTGCAACCAGGTAACCAAAACTACCGCGCCCCACTATTGCGAAGGGTCATCGTCCAATACCTCAACCTTAGCTAAGGTGTCTAAAAATAACGCTCCAAAAACAGGTACTTCAACGCCTGCTGATCTAAGGCACTCGTGCGCTAGCCAGTAAACATCGCTCTGCTTTTCATCATCTCTAAAGGCTTTATGAAAACCTTTTTTAGCATATAACTCAAAGGCCCACTCAATTTTTGGCGTTATCTGATGTTCAGATACCGTACCGTCTGCCCTTGTTATTTTAAGTTTTGCCATTGTGTTAGCCCCTTTTCTTTATTCTTATGGTGCAGTTGTAATTACGATTGGTGAGTTACAGGTAAAGGTCAAACTCTGCATTGACTCGTCAGCTACAGCGCCGTTAATATCTTGTGTGTTATTAACTAAAACTGTAGTGCTATATAGCGGGTTAGTTGTTGATACTGCCGCGCTTGTCTGCTTTAGCGTTAGTGGCACGGTTGTACCCCACGCAGCTTGCAAAGTTGCACGTACTGAACCTGAACCTGAGGCAGCATCATCGTTTAGAAAATCTAGCGTAATAGTGCTGGCCTCTAAGCCTTTTACAAACTTGTGAGCTGTATCGCCCATAGCTGTTACCTCTAGCTCGTCAAAAGTCCTAGAGATGCTTGCGCTCGTTACGTGATCTGATAGCACTACTGAGTTAAGAGTAGCCACTACGCCGTTTGATAAGAAAATTGCCATTAGGGCTATTCCTCTACTTTCTGTGTTGTTGTTTCTTTTGGTTGGGTTTCTTTAATCTCTTTTGGCAGGTCTTGGCCAATTTTGATTAAAAATGCTTTCTCTTCATCTGTAAGTGCCATTAGTTAGCTCCAGCTCGTTAGTATGCTTATTTGTAAATCTGCCGTTAGATAGTCACCTGCGGCAACGCTTAGTACGCTAGGCGCGCTCACGCTAGTAACATTAAATACGATTGCGCTATTAGCTAGTTTAGTAAAGACGGCTACTATCGTGTCCTCTATGCCAATAAGGTTTGAGGCATTATCAAACATAGGCACGGTCATAATAATTTTAAAATTAGCCATAGGCGATATATTTACTTTTGAGTTATTGCTCGGCGTGATATAGGGATCCGCAGGGGCAACCACCACAGCGCTACTTTGCATTGTGCTAGGCGGGTAATTAAATACCGTCCATACGCCAGGGTTAGCCAGGGCTGCAGCTATTGTGCTGCGTAAGGTAGTTATAGCTGCAGGCATTAGCCGACCATACCCGCAGGTGAAAGATACGGGGCTAAGAGGCCTCGCACGGATGCCATTAAAGTATTGGACATTTTAAACGGGCTCAAACTATAGCCGTCCACGCTAGTGCCGCCGTTTTGTGTACTAAACCGTGAAGTCCAGATATTTTCTGCCAGCATTAAAGCTGCAGCGTTAATAGCTGGGGTATTGGCGTAGGTAGCCGTTTTTGTATCGTCACCTGTCATAGTGCCATAAGGCAGTACGCGCCTAAAGTTTTGGTCAGCTGCAGTTTTTGCATATTGGATAAAGCTATAGCCCTGTGGGAATTGCCAATAGTTAAGCTGCATATTAAATGCAGGCAAGATATTAGCTGTGCCTGTGCTAAATGGAATTGTGCCCGTAATTGTGTAAGTACCGTTAAAGGTTGAACCAGCCCCAGCAACTGTCACCGATTGGCCCGTGGTAAAGATGCCAGGGTTGGCGATCATAACTGTAGCGACATTAG